TTGCACGATTGTTAACATGATGCCTGATAAATGATCGTAGTTGAAGAACTGCGTGTTGTCGTGTGATTTGAAAAAAGTGTTCATGATTAAAAGAGTAAATGATTTATGAGTGAATGATTTAAGTTTGTGGGCGGTGATTAGCCGCCCCTGTTGATTATATTACTTTCCAAAGATTTGAGCTAAATATATTATCAATTGTACATTCTGAAACTGCATCAATAACTTCATCAAAATTATTAATTGAAAACTGAATTGTAAATACAGCTAACTGTCCTGCTTTATTTGTTGGTAGTGTTACTTTTAAAGTTGTCATGATTGAATGATTTAAATAGTGAATGATTGTTTGACAAATGTATAGCTTTATTTTGAATACGCAATAGGTATTTAAGATTTATGCAATTATTTTTTACCTCGCTTTGCAAGTGCTTGATAATTAACCCAATAAAATTCTATTATTTTGCAGTCACCCCAACGGCCACACCAATCAGCATCCCAACTCCCAACTTGAAGGCCGTTGTCTGATGCCACTTCTTCTCTTCCTTGATGTAGATGTTCTGCATGCCGGTGATTGTGACATTCGGATTGTCGACTCTCATGCGGACCACTGTGTCCTTCTTCTTAAGTAGTCGATTGATGAAGCCAGTGCGCATGGTGTCACCCACTGCATAGGTGAACTTGGCAGGGATCACAAGGGAATCAATCTGCAACCACCCGAGGCGATTGATCATGCCGCCAATTGTGTACCATTCGGTCTGCTTAAGGAATGGCTTGCCTGTTTTAATCATTGGGTAGTTGTTTACCATCACAGTGTCACCTACTTTGATCTGCGTTTTTATAACGGTCCTCGTTTCAATCTTTACCACCTCCGATGCGTTCTTGACTTTTACTTCGAGCTCTGCGATCTGCTGTGCTTGTTTGGCTGCATCTGAGCCGCTCTGTGCGATTATCTTCTTCAACGAGGCGATAACTATGCTGTCCTCATAAATCGTGTGCTTAAGGCGATAATCGTTAGACACGTTTTCGCCGCAAGATTTAAGCAGCAAAAATACAAGTACAATGATTGCAATTAAATAAATCGTTTCAGTTCGTACAGATGCCATCTTGAATGAGTTTTATAAGTTGTTTGGACGATTCCCAAAATAATCGCTTATCCTTCAGCTCCGCTTGCAGTATTTGCAATGCCACGCATACAGGCATTCCTCTCTCTATCACATACCAAGCGGCAACATTAACCAGTCTCTTATCCGCTTCTTGCTCTGTCATAACTCGCGAGCTGCTTTCTTGACAAGTATCTTGATTGCAGCATCAAGCTTGTTGACTGATGTGTTAATCATTGAGAGCACATCCTTCTTATCGAGATCGCTTGCACCTTGGTGCTGCATGAGCATCTGAACAAGCCCTGCGATGTTGGTCAGCGGTTGCCGGATCTCATGGCTTAACATGAATCGAAACTCCTCAAGGAGCAATCTTTGCCGCTCGTAATCATGCGAGCTGATGGATGTCACATCGACAATCTGAATGCCGACAAAGTGAAGTGTCTCGCCAATGGCGAAGCAGTTCCAAACATTGTATCTGTCGCTTGCGTTCTTCTGCCGAGTGCGAGCATAGACACGCGATGGCTCAGGCGCATGCTTGCGAGCTGTCTCAATTGCTTTGATGAAGTCCTCTTTATCACCTTCGATGCTTATGATGTCGGTGATTTTTGTGGGCTGTAAATGGCTAACGTAATTCTTGAACAGCTCATTGTTGGTCACAATCTTGCCGTCTTGATTCGTCACCACATAGAAGAGGTCAATGGAGTTTTCTAAGATGAATAGCGAAGACATTGCTTGAGTTCGCTGCAAAGGTTAGACCAGGCACCCATCGAGCTCCATGCCCATTGTGCTGTGAGGTATATGGTAAAAGTCAACAGCATGCCCATCACTGGCGCATCCATTGTCGGCTGATATTCGCGGAACTCAGTGCGAGGCTTGATGATAATCTTCTGCTCTGGCTTTGGATCAACCAAGAATGCAGATGTGGTTGGTGTGATTGTATCGCTTGCGTAGGTCTGCTGCATAAGAGTCGGCTCTGGCATTGGCTCATCGGCAGCAATCTCGAAAGTTTGCCCCCATTGGTTAGTGCAATAGTTCTTGCCAAAGATAGTGAAATTCTGCAAAGGTTGATAAACCACTTGCGGCTTTATCTCAATTCGTTGGTGATGCGTATGGACCTTGCAGCCAATACCCACCACGCACCCCTCATCGAGGGTCGTGATCACTTGTACTGAGTCTATTCCGTCATCCATTGTCACTGCTTTTAGGTATGTATCCTGCGGCCACCATAGCTGCCACTATCGCTGCAAGTGTCTCTGTTGATATCTGCTTAAAGATTAAAGCAAACACAGAACTGAGAATCACCAAAGAGCCAATGGTTGGCCTCCAGTACTTAAGTATAATATCAAGCACTTGCCTTGGTTTGCTGACTCTCCTTGCCGCCATAGTAGGTTATACTATTGGTGTGAAATATAGTTGCGCCTCTTTCTTGCGTCTTCTTACAAGTCCAGTGGAAACCTCGCCGCCTGCTCTATTCCACTTGAGGAACTCGGCTGCAATTTTCGGATCGTTTGGATTTGCTTTGATGAACCTCAACAGCTGAGATTTAGCAAGGTTTGCAGCTCCGAGGTTGTAGCAGAAACTTACAAGCGCATCGAACTGATTCTGATTCACCTTAGTAGTGTTAAGCAATCCAATCACGCTGCCCTCAAACTCCTTAAGGTGATCCTTGAGAAGTTGCGCCGCCTGTGCATTGGTGATTGTCTGCCCGAGCTTCACCTTGCTGCCATCTGCGTAGTATGTTGCGCCGTATCCAATGGTCGGCACTCCTGCGCTGCATAGGTAGGAAGTTAAACGCAAGCCTTCAAACTCCTGTATGAGTCGGATACCATTGTTAGAGGATTTCATATTGAAATTGAAGAGTAACGTATTGCATAGATAATTCATCTGTCACAACTTCAATTTCCACTTGACAAGTGTTGTTGGTTGTGTTTGCTCCGATTGTTAGTGCAACAAGTTCAGATTCAGTTCCACCAAACGACCATTGAAGCAATCCAAAACATTGCTTTACAGTTGTGAAAGTTGTTGCAACTGGTAGCTCTACTTCAAAAAGACCTGAATTTTCAGCAGCACTAAAATTAATTACTAATTGAATTGATACTGTTGAAACATTGCCAACTCTGATATAAGTTGCGTAATTAGGTGCAGCCGTCAAGTTCACCTCTCCGCTTATTGTCGGAGTGTAGCTGCCACTCGATAAGATGTTCCCCAATTCAATCTGCTTGGAAGTTCCTTGAGGGGATTGCGATGTGTCGCTTATGTCAACGATGTACAACAAATCTTCTGCAACCGGTGCAGTCAATGTACCTAAGTCTGTAATTTTTACGCCTGCCATGTCGTTAGTTGTTAGTTATTAGTTATGTAGTTATATGCCTCTGTTGAGGTAGAAAAGATTTCATTATTTACTGAATACTCATTTATGTTGATTAAGAAGATGCCAATGGTAGTACCAAGATGAAAACTACTTTCATCTACTACCTCAACAAGTTCTAATGGTGAATGAACAACACCACATACTGAAGATTGGAAAGTGACATAGCCACTATCAAGAGTTATATCTATCATAGTTTTTCAATTAAATACATTGAACCAAAGTTAACATCTGTTGCACTACTTGATTGAATTGCAAATACAAAATATCTTGCTAAAGTCCAATTGATAGCGCAAGTTGTTACTCCATTATATAATCCATAGTCTGAAGATGCAGCAGTTCCAGCCGCAGTAAATACCTCTGTATTATTTGTTGAAGATTTTATTACTAAATGTCTCAATAATTGATTTACTAAAAATGAATTTGCGCCAGCACTATTAAAACCACCAATTAAAATAGGTGTGCCATTTAGGTCAGCCGTTGAATTTACATAAATTCTTATTGTTTGGTTTCCATTCCCTCCCGTCTTACGAGTACGATAAGTCACTCTTACAATGTCACCAATAGTATAAGTATTTGCTGGAATTAATTGTGTATAAACCGCAGTATTAGTAGTACCTGTAAATCCAGCAGTATCAGTAGTTGATTTGTATGCTGCTGCTGCTGATATTGTCCAACTTCTATCTGCACTTAAATCTTGAGTAGTACCATTGATAGTGATTGTTCTTGCATCGGTTACTGGTGTAAAACCAAGTGCTGCTTGTTTGCCGTTAAAGGTTGACCAATCAGCACTACTTAATGCACCTCTATTTGATGCACTTGCAGTAGGTAGGTTGAAGGTGTGCGTATCTGTTGACGAACTTATTGCGAAGTCAGTGCCCGAAGTTCCTACTGCGAAGTTTTGCACTTGAGCCGTTAAGCCGTTAAGCGCATTGATGCCAGTGGAGAAAGTTGTAATAACTTGACAAAGGTGATTGTCTTCTGTGTGCAGTGTTATTGTCTTGCTGCTATGTATCACGTACACTCTTACTGCAAGCCTATCAGCTGCAAGAAGTACTGTGCTTGGTACTGCAAGAGCCGTTGTGTATAGGTCAATCTGAGTGCCATTGGTGATGAACTCAGGAGTTGCAGAGTTTGATGCAATCAATGTTAATGTTCCTGCGCTAAGCTTGTAAAGTTCAATGTAGAATCTTGGTGTGCCTCCTGCACTTGATGCACTGAAGTACATCTCGAAGTTCCAATTTCCTGCCGGAATAGCCAACTGATTTGGTACACTCGCATCAGTAATAAAAGACTGAATGTATCCATCGGCATTGATAGTGAAGTCTGTTCCTGCCCCAATTACTGGAGTGCCGCTCATCTGCTTAAATGCCACACCTCCAAGCGTACCTTGAGCAACTGATCCGTTGAGGTAGTAGCTTAAACTTGATCCTCCTCCGCTTGAAGTCGGGAAGTTTGCAAGTTGCCCATCGCCTCTGATGTATTGGCTGCTTAGCCCTGCCGCTGCAACCGCTAATGTTCCGCTCGATGTTACTGGATTGCCAGTGACAGAGAATGCAGGAGGCATCGTAAGGTCGACCGATGTAACAGTGCCGCTTGGAATTGCAGGGAATGCAGTCGGTGTTCCAGTGCCATCAAGATAGTCAGTGCTCAATCCTGTTGGCACATTGAACTTGCCATCAAAGGTGTTCCAATCGGTTGAGGTTAAATATCCATCAGTGCTGCCGTTTGCTTGAGTGATGCTGATGTCGGGATTTGCTCCGCCGCTTGATGCGATTGGTGCTGTTGCTGTTACATCTTCCACAATTGTACTCGGTAAATCTGCCGTAGTAGCAATGGTGTAATTGCCTGTTGTTTTATTAGGAAATTCTAATTGTACATTGGCATTTGTAATATTGTTAATTGATAGAATGCCTGCACTTGATCCGTCTGATAATGTCAATTGGCCATTTGTACCAACAAACATTTCAGCGTATGCGCCTGTCACAGAATTATATGCTGATATAGTTTGTGATGAAACTTGACCAACAAAATCATTTGCACCTTGAACAATTAAATCATTAGTTGTTGTATTGCCTACATCAGTAACATCTTGAAGACTTGAAACAGATGCTGTTACAACTGCCCAAACAGCTGCGCCGATTGTGGCATCAGAGCAAAGGTAAACAGTACCATCATCTAAACTCCATCGAGAGCCGACAACAAAGCCATTGCTTGCATCGTCGTTTGTAGTTGGAATAAATCCAAAAGTATGACTTACTTCACGAATAGTGAAGCCATCTTGCTCCATGTAATACAATCGCCCCGCTTCCCATTTCAACTCATAGTCAATTGAGCACCTTTGCGCAATACCATTATTGCCACCAAGTCCTGCATTCGTTGTTCCCTTGCGAAGTCTTGCGCCGTTATCCAACAAGATGCCTGCACTCGCAGTGAATGCAATGTCATTGGTTGTGCTGTTGCCGAGATCAGTAACCTCTTGCAATGTTCCCACTGCACCGCCTCCGCCTGGCACATTTACCTCAACCACTCCAGGTGATGTAAGTGAAGCCGTCACTCCTTCGCCAGTGAAGTTCAATGTCGTTGCAACTGGAGTGATCTCTGTGCCTTCATCTTGCACCACAATCGCACCACCGCCTGCACCAATTGCACTCAATGGATCTGCCGCTGTTCCGTTTCCTATGATGGTGACACCATCAACAGCAACCTCCGTCAAGCAAGGAACGCAAGCAGGAAGATCGGGAAGCGGAATGTCTCCAGTTGCGCAAATATCGTAGCAGCCATCTTCAGTGCTTGTGATCACTTGGATGTCGAAGTCGACAGTTACACATGCCCATTCATAGTTGGCTGTTAAGGTCTTAATCTCGTTGATATAACCGCTCGGAATTACCTCGTAGTTAATCACTCCGATGCTCTGCTTGAAGAGTGGATCAGTGCCACTTGTAATCTTGTAGATTCTTGAAGCAAGCCAGTCCTGAGCATCATCACCATCGCATGGCAGATGGCTCTTGCGGACCACTGCATAGGCTGTCAAAGGAAATGAAGTTACATATAACTGCTTGCAGCCGCTCATCTTGTAGGCATCGGTCTTGGCAACTGTTACCTTGCCACGCTTAGCCCAGAACAATGTTCCTTGCTTTGCATCGAAGTTGGTAACAACCTCCGCTTGCCCATTGCCGATATAATGCACCCACGCTTTGTCGTTGCCGTTTGCGTTAAGCTCGCAAAGTCCAAACTGCTTGTCGAAGATATTCGCAACTTCAATGCGTTGGTTTAAACGCTCAATGATTGTTCTGAGTAGATTCATGGTTTGCTTATCTGTTTTGATATTTCTTCAACCAACAAATCTGCATGAAGTTGAAGCATTGCTTTTTCTTCTTCTGGTGTTGGTTGGAAAATTACCCCATAACCAGGGAACTTATTGCCATTACCATATTGAAGAAATTGTACTTTGTCAGCTTCATCAGCAACAGTATAAATGAATGAAGTGAAGCCTTGATTGTTTACACTTGTTTGATCTGTTGCAAATGACCTTTTCAAAAAACCTGTTAGCTCCAAAGGAGGACGGCCATTCTTTGCTTTTAACTTTGCGTATGCAGGAGAATAAGGAACAGTTGGAAGTGAATTGCCTGCTTGATTTTTACCTCCGTTTTTTCCAGTGCCAAAGATACGAATATACATCTCGCGTCTCATATCAAGTACTGCCATAAATAGCGGAGTAAATCCTCCTGTCCATTCAGAGAACAATGAATCAATTCTGCCGCTTATCTCCTTTGGTGTAGCCATTATGGAAGTGCTGTGACGTACTTCATATTTCTTCTGCAATCAAAGCACGTGTTGTCACTTGGCAGTCGCATGTTCTGCAACATCGCTGTGAGCTCCTCGCTGTATCTCGTTGCTGCAATGTCTCGCCCTGCAATCATGCCATCGTTGGCATCATTCATGATGCCAGTGTTTACGCTTATTGTTGTGTTTACTCGTTGGTTTGGGCTGATTGTCAACCCATAGTTATAAATCTCGACAGCCGTTGCATAAGCAAGTGGCATCGCCATCAATCCTCCTATGCTGCACAACCAAGCTTCACGATCGCAGTTCACATTATAAACTAAGCTCATTCCCTGCGTGTACTTTTTAGACTTGGAACTTATCACATCATCACCGCTCACCGTTAACTCGATACCGATTGCATCCACAAATGGGCAAATGTGCGCACCTCTTACATTGCCAGAGCAATCGAAGCAATGACCCTTCTTAGGAATCATCTTGGTTGTATCGTAAAGCGATTCATAAACAAATGCCAGATCTAACTTTCTGCGATTTGCCTTAAAGGTCTTGCCAATGAACTGCTCAACTGCTTCCGATTGGTAGAAGAATGAATCAATCAGCTTTAAGGTGCTCATGTCGTAGACAAAAATCTCGACAGGAGTTGCCATCGTATAGATGTCAATCTTGAAGTTTGACAAGTAGAAGTTTAAAAAGCTTTCTGTATTTGGATCAATTGTGACTCTGATGCCTGCATACTTATTAGCTCCAAGTGCAACATCGATATTCGCAGCATTGCTTACCACTTGACCGATGCGCTTTGACTCCACAACGGTGTCCGCTTTCATCATTGGTGTGAGCCTGCTTAAGATATCAGTTGACATCTTGCGCCAAGCGAATGCTCGCTTAGCTTCAAACAATTCAACTCCGCTGTTGTATTGATCTGTGATTAGCTGCCCGAGTAATGTTTGATTGATGCCTAAGTCATCAATGTAAAGGCCAGTAGTTGGCTCTGGTCTATCGCAACCTTGAAGACCAAGAAGGGAATCGTAGCACATTGAGTTTGTTATTTGATACAAAGATAAATAAAAAAGGAGAGGCATTGCACCTCTCCCTTAATTCATTGTGTCAGCAAATTATCGCTGCCCTCGCTCAACAGATCATCCGAGCCTTCGCTCAGTAGATTCTGCGAGCTCGTTATGGGTTTACGATAGACACACAGTTAACATAGTTAACTCCTGCATACTTATCGCCTGCCTCATAGATATCAGTTGGCAATGTTGCAACGATACCAGTTGTAGTCAATACAATTGATAAGTTACCACAATCATCCTTCATCGTCAAGTCAACAGGAACTCCTGCAGGTGTGTACACCAACGTCTTAGAGTAGTTGCTGCCTGCCGTTGGAGTGATACCAGTGTTCCACTCTGCAAGGTTGAAAGACAACCATTGGATTGCTCCTGCTGTTGTTACCAATGCATGAGACTGATCACCTTGGGCAGTTGCCAAACGAGCATCGTAAGCAAAGCCGAAACCGTTTTGCTGAGTGATTGCAAGTAAGTCAATGCCATACTGAGTGCAGCATCCTGCTGCCATTGCGTTAGCATAACGCTGCATCGCAGCTCCACCGAATGCAATTGGTGCACCTGGGTAGTTAGCCATGCGTGTTGCTTGCTGAATGTCAGCGATAGCGAATGCGTTCGGCTCGTTAGTACCAACCATTGTTGCAACCTCTAAGCAGTCACCAGTAACTGTGTAGAAGTCTTCAACTTCAGTTCCCCAAGCACCGATTGCAGCAACAGCTTGAACAGCTGCGGCAGATGCAACTTTGCGATCAATAACATCCATTAAGCGCATGATTGACTCAAGCACATAGCGGCTATTTTCTTGGCAATGGCGAGCAATCTCAGCTGCATTGATTAATTGAGAAGCAATGTAAGTGTCAGTCGTTTCAACTGTGTAAGTTGTTGTACTATCTCCGTAAGTGTTAGCAGAGTTACAAGTTAAGATGTCACCACCTTCTTCAACTTCCGTCTCAGGTAAGCGTTGCACCCAACGAGCTTGAACTGTCTTAAGTTTTCCATTACCTGGAGCAACTTCTGTACGCACCATTTTTGCGTTCTCAGGAGACAATAAAAATTCAAGGAATGGAAGTTGTTCGCGTTGACCAACTTCGATAAATAATTCGCCCAGTGACATTTGCACATTTGGGCATTCTGAAAGTATTCTTGAAATAGACATGATGATAGTCGTTTGTAATTGTAGAATTGTTGCATCGTATTCTGAAGGCTGATGCGCTGATGCCTACGTTTGCAGCTGAAGTCCTGCCGACTACCATAGAGAGGTTACAAAGGTATAAAAAAAAAGCCATGCTCCTAACAGCATGGCTCTTAAAATAAAATCAACCCTTTACAAAGATAATTATTTTTGGTAAAAGCGTGGATTAATTCCCTTTAATTTTTTTTCCGATGCTTGCTCCAATTGTGGTATCAATGGATTTCTTGCAGGAAACTTATTGCCGGCATGCGGATTCTTCTGGATGATGCCTGCCTCTGTCGCTTCTTTGATTAGTACATCGGAAACGCTGAGGAATGAGCCTGCCTTTTCCTTGCTTTTCAATCTCTCTCCTGTTGCTTTGTCTTTAACAACAAAAGCACCGTCTTCCTCAAGGTCGATTGCATACTTATCAGTGACAGCCGACTTGAAGCCGCGAATGGTGTACTCGTTAACACTTGGATCAAGCTTCAATGCGCTGAGCTCCTTCTCGAATGATGAATTAATCTTGCTCATCTTCATGTCTGTTGCAACTTGCACCTTGTAAGACTCGAACTGATTCATCACATCTTGGCGAGCAGAGTCGAGCTCATTGCTCTTGCGTTCAAGTGACTTGTACTTCTTCTCCCACTCTTGAATCAATGCCTCTGAGCCGTTGCCAGATGCACGCTTCTCCCACTCTTCTTTCTGCTTCTCAAATTCGCTCTTTGCTTTTTCAGATGCGTTGCGGATTACCTCCTCAACCTTCTGCCCTTTGAAGTCTTCATCGGTGAGCACGATGCCAAATGGCTCGAATGCTTTGCGTGTTACATTGGCGATTGTGCCTGTAAGCTTTCCAATCTTGCCGCTTACTTCTTCCTGCTTAATCCAGTTTTCCTGGAACTTTTCTTTTGCGGCTTCGAGATCCGCTGCTTCTTCGAGGTTTAGGAACTTGATCAGCTCCAGTGCTTCCTCCTGTTTGATTGCCATAGTCTATTGTTATTGGTATTAGTTTCAATTCTCTTGCTCCTCGCTTGATAAGTTCTTTAGCGAGTACATCAGTGGCTTGCTTAATAGTGCCATCGTTCATGATGTAGTAAGTCATGAAGCAAAGATATAAAACTTTTTGATTATGTAAAACCTTCTGATTTGGCTCGAGCTTGAACTGTTGCAGGAACTTTCTGCTTGATCACTGGAACAAGGTAGT